ATATATGATTTTAATTTTAACCAAGAATACTGACCGCTTTGTATATATCGTTTAACTGATTGTATGTCCTTGAAATTTTCAAATTCAGGATTGTCTTTCAAACACTTCTTTATAATATTTGATCTACTTTCAGATTCAGGCACACCAAAAAAACCTTTATCTCTTCCGCCTATAATGAACATAGCTGTTGAATCATCCAGCTTTATACCTTTGTCCATTAATAAATTTACAGTGGTGTACCCATAACCCATGAACCCAGAAAACATTGGTTTTACTCTATCAAAGTTAGAACAATTAGTGCCAATCTTAACAGAATAAATACTACTGGCATTAACCAAATATTCATTAAGCGAACCCATAAAATTTAAAACAAACAATAGGTCTGTATCCATATTGCCTTTTTTAAGATAGGCATCTACAAATCTTATCAAATCACGTATAAATGAGCTTACATCAGATTGTACATTGTATGATTTCTCTTCTAAATACTTTTGAAGAATGTTAGACTTTGTTATCGAGTCAATAAACTTGTGCAGTGATGACATCGTAGGCATTTTTAAGTCTGAATAAAAATTTAAGTCAGCATCACTTAATGATTTACTAAATGATCCTTGCCATGATATTTCTTTTGAAGATAGAATGTCCCAAGCAGTGTAAGCTTCTTTGATAAATTTTGAGTACCACATAATACTTTTTATATACCATTTTTAAGTTTATAATCCTTTTCAATTATCTTAGGAATATAATTCTAAAAACTTTGTATTATATTATTATGTTCCAAAACCCTTTGAAAAAATAGAGTAAGTTCAAAGGGCTGTTTTTTTGTCAGGGAGACATCAAAGTGATTGAAAAAAATACATCCGATGATATGATTTACAATTGGCGCAATGAACTTAAGGGTCATTCAAGTGGCATGAAAGTAGTTGCTTCTGCTAATGCTCTAAAATTAAAAGATCAAGGTTTTAGCAAAGATGAAGTTGTAGAACTTTTAGCAGCAGATAATTTTGATTTGGATTTAGCTAAAAGAGTAGCTTCAAATGTGTTTGATGAAGAGAAGCAACAAAAGACAGCTATGGAAGTGGCAGTAGTTCCAACAAAATATGCTGATTGTGCTCCAATAATTGAAAAAACATTAGAGAAATTAAGTGCTAAGGAATTTGTTACAAGATTGACATCAGGTGAACATGCTATCATTAGAACTGATGACAAAACTTTTGATTCATGGAAAAGATTAGCAGAATTAGCAAAGAAAAATTACAATGCTAGACTTTCTCTCCATAATGAATTAAAGCCTTGGATTGAAGAAACTCTATTGAACAATGTTCTTATTGCTGAAACTTCTGATGTAAACATGAAAGTTGCTTCTAAAGGTAAATATGTTGTTTCAATGAAGCACGGATCTGCCGAAGTTGATTTAACTAATGGCACATCTTCAAGTAATAAATTCCAAAATGGAAACTATGCTGATTTTGGTTTAGCTGATGAATTTATGGTTAAAGCAGCTGAAACAATCTCACCTTATGAAAGACTTAAAAGAGCTTTACAAGATTAATCATAATCTAACTAATTTATAAACCCGTGGATTTCCACGGGTTTATTTCTTTTATAATTTACAATATGGAAAAAGACCCAGAAATTATTGATACAATTGTACCAATACCTCAACAAGATTTAAAAAATGATAAGCCAAATAGGATGTTCAGTGACTTAAAAGAAACTGACAAACCTTTATTACCACTGCCCCCTGATAGTATGGCAGATATATCTTATCCTCAATTTATAGAACCTAGATGTGCTATGTGTACATCTCCTTTTAGAGATATAGCCGAACATGTTTTTCTAGAATCAGGTAAAAAACCACAAGCAGTTTTACACTTTTTCCACAAATATTATGATGCTAAACTAAACTGGGTACAAGTAAACAATCACATGGAAAACCATTGTGATTTCAAAAAGATTGCTGTATCTGGGCTTAAAAATTATGAGCAAAGAGAAGAATTAATTGCTCCTTGGATTTTTAGAGAACATCAGTTAGCATTAACCGCTCTTCTTGTTGAACTTGATGATATTAGAGGAATGGATTGTTCTAAAAATAATGATCTTAAACTCAGAAGAGCTCAGATGGTAGAAAAGCTTGTAACAAAAATATTAATGCTAAAAGATGCCAGAGACAATAATGGTATTTATTCTATCAACATCTTTGAAATATTAATGGAACTACATGAAGGAATGGAATCTGAGTTTGACAAGAGACTTATAAGAGACAAACTAAACTATCTAAGAGAAAAGATTTCAAAAGATAACTAATGCGAAAACCAGCACCTCCAAAAGCACCAGTACCAGACTTAAAAGCCCAACTTCTTCAACAGTCTAGAGAAGCAGTAGAATTTTTTAAGGAGTCAGGTTATGCTTCTGAATTCTCTGATGAAATTATGCCTTCTGTTCGATCAGAAGCAGCTCCACCACCAAAACCACCCAAAGATAGATTTAACCCTGATCAGATTGTAGATATTATCACTTTTATAGAACATCCATATTTTTGTAACTTAAGACCATATCCTTGGCAAAAGTTAATTCTTAAATGTTTCTATATGGGTCAAGAAGGCAATACTAATCTTGTTATTGATCAAAGTGATAATGAAGTTGATTGTGATGGATGTGTATGGCAATATATAAATGAGAATGAAAAAGCATTTGTTAAAGGCAGAAAAGAAGGCAAACAATTTAAAACCATCTTCACTGTTACTAACTCTCCATGTCTTCAATGTAAAAGACTCCCCACAGAAATTAGAGAAGCTAGATATGATGCTGCTAAACAAGAAGCAACCAACCCTGATGCTGAAAGACAAGTATTAAATTTATCTCAAAGACCTATTATTGATGGTTTTCAGTCAGAGCAAGATTTATTAGAAGCAGAAGAATTTGATCAAAAATTAAGAAAACAAGTTGAAGATAAATGTACTAATAGATTCAAATTTGAAGAACTTGTTTTAGTGCTTGGTAGACGTTCTGGAAAATCATTCCTTGTGTCTGCTATGGCTCTTTATGAACTTTACAGATTGATTTCTATGGGACATCCTCAGGCAAGATATGGATTGATGGAGTTTGATGAAATTGTCCTATTAAATGTGGCTAGAAATGAAGAACAAGCAAAGAAAGCTATCTTCTCTAAAATCAAACAAACAGTGCTAGCATCACCCTTTTTTGCCCCTTATATTGGCAAAGACACAGAACTTGAAATGAGATTCTATTCTGATCATGATAGGGAAGAAAATGAAAGAAGAAAACTTAAAGGTTTAAATCCATTTTCAGGATCATTAGTTTTAAGATGTGGTAGTAGTAATGCCTCTGGTCTTGTTGGTCTTACTTGTTGGGTAATCATCATGGACGAAGTAGCTGCTATGGCTGGTGACAATCCCGATTCTGGTGTTGACTATGCCTTATACGATGATTTGAAGCCATCTCTTGCTACTTTTGGTAGAGATGGAAAGATGATGATGCTTTCTAACCCCAAAGGACCAATTGGATTACTTTACGATTTACATGAAAACAGACAAGATGATCCAACAACTCTTGTGATGAGACTTCCCACTTGGCTTACAAATCCTAATATTGACACTGAATGGTTGGAGGGACAAAAGAAAAAAGATCCCACTGAATTTACAATGCAATATGGGGCAGAATTTGGAGCATCTTCATCTGATCCTATGTTTATGAAAGATGACATAGACAGAATGTTTTCAAGTATGCTTATGGTTCCCAGATCAGAAAGAGCAACAGGATTACATGAATACTATTGTCACTTAGATCCAGCTCGTACTTCTGACTATTATGCCCTTGTTGTAGCTCATACCGAAAATATGATTGGTCAATATGGTCCTGATAAATTACCTATGAAAAGAATTGTTATTGACCATGTACATTTCTGGAATCCTAAAACTAAAAATCAACCAGTTTCAGAAAGAGATGTTGAAGATTATGTTATTGATTTACATAGAAGATTTAAGTTTAAGCAAGTAAGCTTTGATCAATGGCATTCACAATCTTCCATCATTAAACTTCAATCTTTCGGTATCAATGTTGCTGAAAGACAATTCAATAAAGAATACAAAGAAAAAATATACACCGAACTATCTCAACTTATTAGAGAAGATAGAATTGATATATATGATTTATCTGGTGGAAAATATATTGATGAAGCTGGAATAGAACAAGATATCAATGAAATACAAGAAGCTAAAATTCAATTCTTGTTTTTACAGAAGAAATGGAAAGGCAAAAGATATTTTATTGAAGCTTTATCAGGATATAAAGATGATATTTGTGATGCTATTGCTGCGGTTTCCTATGAATGTCTTACAAGTAAAATACAGTCAAGACTACCAACTTCAAGATTAACTAATTTAGGTGGAAGGTTTAGATAAATTTAATATCTAAATTGAATAGTATGTCAAAGAATATTAAAACATCTCAATTTGGTGGTGTCGGTGGTGGTTATTCTGGATCACCTTATCAACCTGGTGGATCTCCTTTGGGAAGAGGAGGATCTAAGGGTGTTGCTTACGATATCAATAGTATTTGGGGTGATGAGAATACCTTAGAAAAATTAATTTCAAGAACTCATCTTGATGCTGATTATTCTGACAGAAATATGGAATCTAGATTAACTCCACAACATGAATATCAAGAAGAAAATAAAAACTATTATCTTGATCCCAAAGAGCGATTAAGAGCTAGATTCAGAGAAGAACTTCACAAACACAAAAGATTATTAGAAGATCATGCTAATAGTTTACAAGAAAATAGTGTTGAATATATAAAAAATAATTTTCCTCCTCAAAAAGAACATATGATGACTATTGAGGAAAAGTTAAAAAGCAGAAGAACATACAGCGACAATCCTAAGCAAAACTATTTTAAATATGAAGATGAGATTCCTGATTTAGTACAACCCGAAAGAGTATTACCTGTTTTATCAAGTAACAATAAACAGCAGAAGACAGCAGACATGATTTCAAGACCGAACCAAATCACTGACGAATTAGCAAGTGAAGAAAACTGGGTTGATAATGAAAGATATAGAAATGCTCCTATGGGCAATTTTCAAATATTAACAAAACAAATTGATTTACCGACTTATTTATATGAGGGAGAAGGAGCTAACGTATCTTATCAACAAGAAGATGGTTTATGGCTTGAAGATACAATTTTAGGCACTCCTGATTCTGAAACCTTGCCAGTATTTTCCAATTCAGCAAAAGGCACTGTAACTATTAAAAATGATGGCGACAATAATTTATTCAAACCCTTAAAAGGTAATACTGAAAGCCAATTAAATCCAACTTTCCCCTTAACCAGATTTGATAGAAACCAACCTTCTTCCAGAATTGATGTAGCTTTAAACACAGTCACAGAAGATATGGGTTTGGAAGATGAATATCAAGGAAGCACTCATATTGGATTATTCTCTCCATCTCCTTGGTCTTAAATGTAAAATATATATATGTATGAT